ACCAGCCCTTGGACAGAAAGGAGCCGCGCGAGGTTCGACAGTCGTCCGGCAGCCATTTGCTGCGTGCCTGCGAACTCCGTTGCCGAGTTGGCCTCACCCTGGCCGCCCTGCATAGACATCGTCGCGCCTGTCACCACCTCGGCGTACGAGATGAATTGCTGCGCTTCCTCAGTGAAGTTCTCCGTGAGATCTTTGATTGGGATCTGCTGGAAAACTTCGTTGATGTTTTTCCCAGCTGCCCCCGCTTTGAGAGTCATGATCAGACCCTCCTTGTCGGGGTTCAAAAAGTCCTTCACATCAACCGCGTTCGGGTCGGTCAAGAACACATTACCGACCGTGCGCTGAAGAGCCTCACTGTGCCGGTCCTTTAGATAGTCGACATGCTTCTGCAGCCCATACAGCAGCATCGTCCAGGACGGCGCAAATTGATAGTGAGCATTGGGCCTGCCCTCGGCGACAGAGTACGGGAACATCCCGTGAAGGTACGTCGACTCGGACATCGACAGCACCACATCGTTCGCAAGGACGACCTGCCAAATGATGGGCTCGTCAGAATCGTTCAGCTCGTAGGATTTCCCAGCGATCCGGACCCAGAGCTCGAACGCTTCAACGACACCGACGTCTTCCGAATTCGCGGCATCAGTCGACAGTGGAGAGCTCCCACGTTGGCGCTCGAATGCAGACCGGGACATCATGGTGTCCGGCCGGCCCGATCCAACGCCACCATTCCCATTGATAGACGGAATGAGCCCACTGGATTTCTGCCGACGCTTCTTCATAGCCTCGACAGCTTCCGGCATCACATAGGCTGGGTCCGAAGGATCGAGACCAGCCCGACGCTTCAGCTCAGTCCATGGAATTTTGAACCGATGGCCACAGAAACGCCCCTCCTGCATCCGCACCACAGGGACAGACGGGTCCATGCAAAAGTCGTAGGGGGACACGATCGACATCGCCGCGTACCCAGCCACCTTTTTGTTCACCACTTTCGTCACCTTCTTTGTGACGATGCTCCCCATGTCATCGATGATGGGGTCGCCGAACTCATTCACTTCCGCGACGAGGGCCCCATCAGTATCGACGAAATCCTCCTCCACAACATCCGGACGAAACACAGGGGCCCAATGGTTGTAGAAAATGCCCCGGTTGAACACGAGGCAGTCCTGGATCCACAAATAGCCGAGGGTATACGTCGGCTGCTGCTCTATGTTCCACTTCAAGAGCTGGTTGAGGAACTCTGCTTTGACTTCGTCCTCCCGACCACGCCCCTCGACGCGGTGAGGGGTTTCCGACCCGTACAACATCTGGGTGATGTACGTGGTCATCGTCGTGATCTGGGTCGCTGTCATCGGCAGGACGTAGTCCCGCGGATGCCCGCGCTCCAACTTGTCGAAATCCCCCTTCGTCGACGGCTTGAACGCATTGAGCATGTCGTGGGCGACATCGAACTCAGCCGTCCAGTAATTGATGGGCGAGAACCCGACGTTGGCGTAGTCCTTGACCAGCTTGCTGATTTTTTTCGCAAACTCCTTGTCCGTACGCAACCGATTCGCCAGCTCGGGATTCATCCGATCGCACTCTTGGATTTGATTCCGGGAAGGACGCGGACAGCAACGCCAGGCGTGCCGTCGGGATTCTTGATCCGGAGCAGAATGGTGCCGTCAGACTGAGTCTCCGTCAAATACTGGGGGAGAGCATCAGCCATGGCTCCCATATCAGGAGACGAGTTCGGAAGCGGGATGGGCGCGCCGGGGCCGGGGAGAGGCGGAAGCCCGGGAGGGCCGCCAGACGGCATCATCGGCGGGGGGATCGGAGGAAGACCGTCGAGACCTCCGGGAACCGCAGAAGGCATCCCCGGCGGCTTCGACGCTCCAACAAATTGAGGGAGCGATGGAAGTGCCATAAATCAGCCCAAGAACGAGGACATGTTGACCGGCGGCACCGTCGGCTTTTTCCGCTTCACCGGCGGGGGCATCGGGCTCGCCGGCATTCCCTCGTCAGACGCCTCGACATCTTCCGTGGGCTCTTTCGGATCAGAAGGGTGCTCAGATGGACTCTCTTCCTCTTCCGAGGCGGGTTCCGCCGAGACGACCTCAAACGAACCTGAATCCGTCGCCCGAAGGGTGATGTTGTACTCCGTGCCGGGCTGCGGGTCGGACCCGAGGAGCGATTGAGCCTGCTCGGGCGAGAGGTCAAGCATTCGAGACTCAGGCGTTTCCATCTCCATGGCGTCCATAATGGTGCGACCCTCCTGTCAGCCGACTCAGAGATGCAAGTTAAAACCGACGAGGGCGATTCAACTCCGCTCTCCGAGCCAGAACCCCAACAGGCTCGAGAGCCCCAGCGCCGGAAGCTAGAAGGCGCATGCACCCGATCTTAGGGTACCTCGATGCATCTGCAATGTGGTCATAGTTGCCACCGGCCGGGCCCTTCAGTGGCTCGTCAGAGCCGAACCCTGGCTCCCCGTCGGCTGGGTATCTGTACCCTCCAGAAAGGGCGTCCAGAAGCATAGGGCACCCCTGCCGGTCGATCCTGTAGACCAGCTTGCCCTTCTTGTCCCGGTTCTCAAGAAGCCGGTTGTAGAGGGCGATCGAGTCCTGCAGCCCATGCCGTTTGTACGCAGGGTAGATCTGGTAGCTGTTCAGAACAGAGATCGACCGGCCTGTGTCCCGGCGAGCCGCGCCAGCTGGGTCGCACCAGTCAAGAACACCCGCACAGAGTCCCCGGTCGTTCCAGAATGGGAACACCTTCTCCGTCATCTCGAGGACCCGCCGGCATTGGGTCTCCGTGTCCGACGACGTGGCGAAGTGCTCGAGCAGGTCCCACCAGTATTCGATCCCTTCCTCTTCCCAGTAGGCCGACCACACCGTGGCGTTCGTCGTACCGAAGTCCCAACCCCGGACGAGAAACGCACCACTTGGAAAGGGGAGATTGTCGTGGGCGTGCTCCTGCGTAAATGCCCAAAGAACCGGGTTTCCCTCGAAAGCCTCAGCATACTGCCCCTCGATCATCCGTTTGTAGAGCGCCGGCCGGCTGCGGTACTGCCGGGCGAGATCGTCAACATACCCAGGCGGAAGATTGCGCGAGTTTTCGCGGGAGTGGATGTGCCAGAACTGGTAGACCGATGACGGATCTTTCGACTCTTGCTCCTCGAGTTTCGCGATCCAATGCCGCGGACTCGGCGGGTTGGTATCCAGGATCATCGACATCTCTTTGATGTATCCACCCTCTCCGTTCATCGCAGGGTCCGAAGACCTCCAGCGAAGACAGGCCATGGCCATGTCCAAGTCGTCCCGATCAAACTGGTCTGCTTCGACCAGGATCAGCATGGAACACTCGAACCCGCGGAATCGAGACGACCGAACAGAGCTGTTTGGAACACCTGCAAAGAGGATGTGGGAGCACCACCGGCTACCAACGCTATCCAGCCACTGGACGATTTCTGACTTCGTATGCTCTCGCTCCTTCAAAAACTCCGCGTACTTCTCGACAGCTTTCCGCGATGGGATCCGGTAGATGCGGCCTCCCTCGATCTTCTTGAAGAGGCTGACTCCAGTGTCTATATACGCCGACCCGCTCTTCGCGAACACCTGGTCGAAGGTCTCGCCAGTGGTGTCCTTGTTCGACTCTTGAGTTTTGCGGAGAATGTAGACGCGTGACCCAGCAATCTCGAGGCCATGCTTGAGAGCTGTTTCGACAGCAATCGCTGTTGTCTTCCCGGAACCGCGGCCACCGATCAAAACACGGACTTTTTTCTTGGACCGGTGGAACTCGCGGATCGAGGGCCCCGGAAAATACCAGTCCTCCTGGTTGGTCGTGTCAGACATCGTCCTTCAGCTTCTTCTCGAGAATCTTCTCCTCCAGCCGGTGGATCTTGATCTGCCGCCAGAGTGAGCACGCCGTGAACGCCGGCACGACCAACCCGCCGACGATCAGAGCCGCCACCTTGAGCCACGACTCGACACGGGCGAACCATTCGACCCACCCGAAAACGGCCAGGGACGAAGCAGATCCAATGAACCCCTTCATTAGCGTGGCTGCTGATGTCATGCTGCCACTGTGGGGTAAAACATCGCTGCCGGTCAACGCTTTCGAGACCGGTGGGCTAGCCGCAGTTAGCTCCTGGAAGTAGGTGGTCTTCATTGACGGATAACTTTCACGCGGTACGTCGTTGAAGGCGGGTCTACTGCGCCGCCCGATGCATTGTGACCGCGAATCGTCACAGTGTCTGCAGAAGTGACATCGCCGGCAACAACAACTCCAGCCGAAGGCATCGCTGGCGAGACCACTACCATATCCCCAACGACTGCTCCAGTCACAGTGATC